AGTATTAGCTGCTTATGGTCGTTTATGGACAGCCGATACACCTACTAACAAGACTACAGTGTACTTTAGTGATGTACTTGATGGTACTGATTGGAGTACGGGAACTGCTGGCTCTCTTGACATATCTGGTGTACTTACTCAGGGAATGGACGAGATAGTAGCCTTAGGTGCTCATAACGGATTCTTAATTATATTCTGTAAGAATAACATTATAGTCTATAGTGATGGTGATAACTTTCAAACAGGAATGACTACAGCAAGTTTAACACTTGTAGAGGTTATAGAAGGTGTTGGGTGTGTGGCTAGGGACTCCGTACAGAGCACTGGTGAGGACATATTGTTTTTAAGTACCTCAGGTGTACGTTCCTTAAGTCGTACCATACAAGAGAAATCTCAGCCTCTGAGGGACATATCTAAAAATGTAAGTGACGATATTATACAAGCTTTAGAGTTTGAAAATATAGATAACATTAAATCTGTTTATTCACCTTCTAATTCTTTTTACTTAATATCTTTCCCTACTACATTCCAAACCTTTTGTTTTGATACAAGAGCACCTTTACAAGATGGATCATTTAGGGCTACACTCTGGACAGCTATTCCTCCTAAAGGTTATCTTACTGTAGGGTCTAGTTTATTCTATGCAGAGATAAACGGAATAGCTACTTACACAGAACACAGAGATAACGGACAACCATATGTAATGGCTTACTCTAGTAATTATTTTGATTTAGGGTTGTCTGACATAAACAAAATTATAAAGAAAGTATCTGCCACTACTGTAGGTGTATCGGGTCAAACATTTTCACTACAAGTGGGTTATGAATATCAGCCAGCATTATTCTCAGAAACTTTTACTTTAGACGCTGGTGCTGTGGCTGAGTACAACATATCTGAATTTAATCTTATTGAATACAGTGGCGGTATCCTAGTAAATGACCAATCATCACCAGCACAAGGATCAGGAAACATTCTACAAATAAGCTTTAATGCGCCCATAAATGGTTCTGCTATGAGTCTGCAAAGGCTAACAATTTATGCTAAACAAGGTAAGGTACTATAAATGTCCAATTATTCTAAAACTACAAACTTCGCAGCAAAAGATGCGTTAGCTTCGGGAAACCCACTTAAGACTATTAAAGGTACTGAGTTTAATGTTGAGTTTGACGCCCTTCAAGTAGCTTCCGCTACTAAAGCTAATATAGCTGCGCCTACGTTTACAGGTGTACCTGCTGCTCCAACAGCTAACGCAGGAACTAATACTACACAAATAGCTACTACAGCATTTGCTAACGCTGCTGCTACGGCTGCTAGTGCTGCTGCTATGCCTAAGAGTGGTGGAGCTTTTACAGGAGCCGTGACCACTAACTCTACTTTTGATGGTAGGGACGTAGCTGCCGATGGTGTCTTAGCAACCAATGCCATGCCTAAGTCTGGTGGAGCCTTTAGCGGTGCTGTGACTACAAACTCAACTTTTGATGGTGTTGATATAGCCACTAGGGATGGTGTACTTACGTCTACCACGGCTACTGCTGCGGCTGCTATGCCTAAGAGTGGAGGTGCTTTCTCAGGTGCGTTAACAACTAATAGCACCTTTGATGGGCGTAATGTAAGTACAGACGGAAGTAAATTAGACGGTGTAGCGACAAATGCAAATAATTTTAGTTACCCTAGCCAATCAGGTAAAACAGGTCAATTCCTAAAAACTAATGGCAGTGCAGCACTTTGGGACGCTGTACCAGCAGGAGGTGTAGAGGAATTTGTAGCTTCTGGTACTCTGCCAAATGGCAAGCCTGTGATATTAAAAGCTAATGGTCAGGTAGAAGTTGTTAGTGGCACTGGTGGTTCGCAAAGCATACCACTGGGTAGTGAATCTGTTTACAACTCAGGTGCTAGCTACTCCAATAGTTTTGCTTTTGACCCCAGTAATGCTGGCAGATTTGTTGTAGTTTATATGGATGCAGGTAATTCATCTCACGGAACAGCTATTGCAGGATTAGTATCAGGCAGTTCTATTTCCTTCGGTAGTGAAGTAGTTTTTAACGCTAGTGGTTCTGATTCTCCAGTAGTAGCTTTTGACCCCAACACCGCAGGAAAGTTCTGTGTCGCCTACATGGATGAAGGTAACTCAGACGCAGGTACGGCCATTGTGGGAACCATGTCGGGCCTTTCATTGAGCTTTGGTAGTGAAGTTGTGTTTCAAGCAAACTCAAGAAGTATGCAAATAGCTTACGACCCAAACACCGCAAATAAGCTGGTTATAATTTGCAGGGATTGGGCGGGAGGAGCCAAAGGAAATGCGTTCGTGGGGACTGTCTCTGGAACTAGCATAAGCTTTGGTACTAAAGTTGTTTTTTCCACACAAAATATCAATTTCTTAGGATTATCTTTTGACCCCAGCACCGCCAACAAGTTCGTAGTTACATGCGTCGACAACGACAATTCACAATACGGAAAAGCACTTGTAGGTACTGTGTCGGGAACTAGCACAAGCTACGGGAACAGTGAATACTTTAACACAGGAACTACCACATTCACTCAAGTAGCTTTTGACCCTAGTAATGCTAACAAGTGCGTCATAGTTTTTAAAGATTCTGGAAATTCTAACTACGGCACAGCAAGGGTCGCAACTGTGTCAGGCACAGGAATCACCTTCGGAGCAGAAGTTGTATTTAACGCAGCAGATAGTACATACCCTTCTGTAGATTTTGACCCCAACAGGGCTAACAAGTGCGTCATATCATACAGAGATTCGGGTAACTCAGGCTACGCTACAGTTATAGAAGGAACTGTTTCTGGCACAGGTATTAGCTTTGGCAGTGAGGTTGTAGTTAACTCTGGTGCTTCTGATGAAACTAATGTGTTATTTGACCCTAATGTATCTGGCAAATTTCTTGTAACTTATATGGATGCAGGAAATTCAAATTACGGCACAGCCATTTTAGGACAGTTCAACACTTTACAAACTAACCTAACCGCAACCAACTTCTTAGGCACAGCCACCGCAGCGTACACCAACGGACAAACTGCCAGCATCATGCTCAAGGGCGGTATTAGTGATAACCAATCTAGCCTCACAGTCGGCTCAACTTATTACGTTCAAACAAATGGTACTTTTGCTACGAGTGCTGGCACACCATCTGTACTTGCAGGTAAAGCAGTCTCAGCGACAAGCCTGTTGTTGAATGGGTTAGCAACTCCAGACGAGATACCAAGTCAATCAGGAAACACTGGTAAGTTTTTAACGACTGATGGTAGTGCTCCAAGTTGGGGTACTGTTGCTCCTGCTGGTCTAGGTACAGTAACTGCCGCTAGTGCTGCCTCTATAATTATAAGTGGTTTATTCTCGTCTACTTATGATGTGTATAAAATATTTGGAACTCAGCTTCAAGGTGACGCAGAAAACACTAATCTGGAATTGAGATTTGGAGCATCTGATTATTTTCCAGATAGCGGTTATCGTTTTCATGTGCATCGTAACAACAGTGCAGATACCAATGGTTCCAACACCTACCTAGCAACCAATGATAATAGCGATCCTTCAATAGAGGTAATAAATAAAGTAGGAAATGAAGCAAATCAAGCAGGTGATAGCGCAAGCTTTGAAATGAATATATATAACCCCTTAGATGCTGTACTTCATACTAATGTCTCGTTCACAGGTATTAACCAAAAAGAGGGCGCACGTATGATGTTTGGTGTCGGTAGTAATCAAGCAAATATTTCAGTTACTAGACTTAAATTCTTCACAAGTTCTTCAACTTTCAGTGGCACGTTTAAAATATACGGAGTAGCTAAATAATGACTAGACACCACGCAACACCAAATGGCAGCGTGCCTTTTACGGCAGCAGAAGAAACAGAACGTGACGCAGAAGAAGCAGCATGGGCAGCAGGGGCAGATGATCGTTTAGCAGTAGAAGCTAGAGATAAGCGCAATGGCTTACTTGCAGCTACCGATTGGACTGCAAACTCTGATGTGACTATGACTACTGAAATAGCAGTCTATAGAGCCTTACTAAGAAACTTGCCAGCACAGGCCGACTTTCCTACAACAATTAACTGGCCTACAAAGCCTTAAAG